CCATGCCATGGTAGACAGTTTGGCGGAAGACACTAGCGTGTTTGATGATCCTAAAAAATCACATAAAAATTCTTGATTGAATTTTTCTTCTCCTAGCTGCTTAATTTGATCTTCTGCCCATTTTTCATCTCTGCCAGGAACCACCGACCAATGAGCTTCAATTGGCACATATAGATTTCTTCCATTTACTGCATCAGTCCAATATTTGTAAAAAAGATTCATGCCATTTGGTGTTGATACCATAATGACTTTTGTTGTGGTTCCCGACGACACAGTAGGATATACGGATGTGATAAATTCTTCGGCAATGTTCTTAGGCACGAAAGCAAACTCATCCAAAAAAATAACATTGTATGTGCTACCTCGTGCCGCACTTGATGCAGTTGCTGCTGCAATTACTTTTGAACCATTCTCAAGCTCAATCGACCCTTTGTTCCATGAGATGATGCCTTGCTGCATCCACAGAGGTATGTGTTCATATGCAAGCTGAAGTTTTGCAAGAATATCTCGTGCAGTGCTTGCCTTATTTGCTAGGATTGCTATATTCTGCATAGGCCCAAAAAGAACCGTCCACAAAATATAACCAATCGTCACGGTGCTCTTACCCACCTGTCGCGGAAGCTTGGCGATGGTAAATCTATTGTTAATATACGAGCGCAGAAGATCTTTCTGAAAATCATACAGATCAAACGGTATGAGTCCCCTATCTACATGCACGATCTTCATATACTTCTGGATGAAGTAGATAGGATCTTGCATACATTTGATCCGCTCTTGTATCTGGTCTTTGGTAAAAATGAACGATACCCCACCGGCTTTTAAGTTGGGGTTGCTCTTATAGTTTTTTACTCCATCTGGTGTTAGCTGCTGAAACTCATCACTCATTTGTCTTTTTCTTTGACATGCTCTTTATAATTTCATCAAGCTGTGCTGTGTTTCCGACAAAAAGGTTGTTGTTGACAACTTCTGGAGAATTCTTATTAACAATCCCTTCAATTTTTGCCTTTTCACGATGAATGGTCATTAGGTCTTTTTGTGCGCTTGCTATTGCATTAACCATCAAAGCAACTACTTCGTATGCGCGTGGATGCTGGCTTTGATCTGCAATTTGAACAAGATTGTTTAACGCCTCAACACTCCTTTCGGTAATTGTGTATAGGTTTGTGCGTATGTACTGATAATCCGTTAGCAGCTCTTGGTCTGTTTTAGGTGCAACAACGACATCTTTGTCAGCAAGCTCTATTTGCCCAATGTCAGTTTTAGTTGTGTCAACTGGTTTAAATTCGCCTTTCTGCACAAAAGCAGTATCTTTGATTTGCTGTACGGCATCTTCGCCTGGGACAAAATTGGACGTTTTCACAAACCCAACGCCCGATTGAAACTGCACAGAACACATATCTTTCTCATCTATCAAATCTTCGACCTGAGTCGAAAGTTCAGTATCTTTTTTCATCATCAGTTAATTTATACCAACTTTGGGCGGCCTAATTTGTTGGGAGATTTGGATGTGGATATAGATTGTGCCTTTAATTTGACTGATGCGTCTTCATCTTCCAAAGTTTCTGGATTGAATACCTTATTGTCCGAAAAGTGTTCCACATCCACAGAGTATCCAAAATCGTCTTGATAGTCATCTTCTGGGTTTATTGGCTCTGCTGTTATTCTAGAGACTCTTGGTATATTGGATAGTTCTGACTGATTTGTAAGGTCCTGCCCACTCATAGCGGGGTGAAGGTCTGCCTGGACATTGGTGATGATCTTTTTCTCCACAATAGGCCCATAAAAGATTGTCCTAACTTCAAATGAAAGTGTCCATATAACCTCTCGACGAGTCTTCCAGTCTTTCTCATAGTTGTCGTCCAAGACAACGGAAGTTAAAATAACAGGCACATCATCTTTATAGTTCATGCCAGGGATGCTGTTTATGGTGATGGTGTAGGATGGCGTAAACCAGGGCAGAATCTGTTCAATTAGCTGGTTGCCATCATCCACATATTTAGCCATGATAAACAGACTGATTCCTATCTTGTACGGCACTCCTTGGTACTGGCGTATGACATTTCCTTGGCTGTCCTGGATTGGTTGTATGTTCTTTTTTAGGGTGTTGAGCTTTCTTGCAGAATCGTATTCAATTTTGTCTATTTGAAATGCCATTCGAGGAAGCTTCAGTGCGTATCCGCGATCTAGTGTGGGATCTTCGATGATTCGCCCTAAGTATTTTTCTGTTGGGCCGTAGGCAAGAGGGACTTTAATTCTTTCCTTCTCAAGCCCAGATTCATTCCTATGAATGACGTACAAGTTAGCAAAGAGTTTTCCAAACCCAGCTACTATTTTTTTGAATGATGAGTAGTAAAATGGATTGGTAAACATTAAAAGTCTTCCTCAGAAAATGGATTGTGTTCTGTGAAGTCAATGATAGAGTCGGCATTTTCTTTGAGCGTATTATTTGAGCCGCTAATATCATTTTCTATGTTTGCGCCATCAGTATCAACAAGCAAAGTGTATTGTGCATTGCGACCCTTAAGAGGACCCCTATCAAACGTAAATTCACCAAACATGTCTTTTACTTTTATTGTTTTTGCATCCATTATTTCTACAATGGTTGCTTTGGCATCTGCACCTAAAACAGATTCTCCTTGGTATACAACCTCTCCAACAGAAAACGTTCCCGCGCCTGTGCCAAGTTTAATTGACAACAGACTTTCTGCTCTCGATGCAATATCATCAATCTCTTCAATACCGGTCTTAACGTCTTCATTCGCAAAGGTAAACTGCTCACATTGCAGGTCATATATGTAAAACTCGCCCAGGTTAAAGAACACTGCATCTTCTTTAACAAAAGTTATTTCGTATATTGCGGTTGCTGTGCTCATTTGCAGGTAAATTAAATCGCCTTCTCTTGGCCTGACAAAATCTCTACCAAGTATTTTATTGAAACTGGATCTAGAAACAGAAAATGTTATTTGATTTTTGATGTCAAGACCAAACTTAGAAAAAATGTCCTGATCGCCCTCAAACGCCTGCACATTTTTTATGTACACCTCTATCGGATAGAAGTCGTCAAAGTGCTTTAAAACATCTTCATTAAAGATAAGGTCAAGCTTTTTTTGCTTTCTTGGAATATAGATAGCATCTATGCCGTGAATTTTTACGGCTTCTTCAACAAGACTTTGCACTAGGCTTTGTTCTTGTTTTTGGTTGTATAGATTAAAGTATTTGTTTGTAGCCACACACTACCCCACCAAAAAATCTGGGGGAAGCTGAAATTCTTTTCGAACTCGCTCTCTGAGTGAGTCTAATTCTGCTTTAGCCTCATCGTAAATTGCCTGCCCATTTAACGTTGCGCTACCGGGAAGCTGTATCCCACTAAATTTTTTTAGGTTGGTTCCCCATTGCTGTTTAATCAGCGCACATGCATATTCGCGAACAAACTCATCCATATAAATTTCTCTATAGGTGGTGGGATTCAATGCAACCCACGCCTCTAGAACAACCCACTGGTCTACAGTCCACGATTGAATATCCAAGTAAACACGATCTGTTTTTCTATTGAACCTGATACCTTTTGCTCCTCGAAACATGAACTCCCATGTGGACATATATCGTTGATATATGTCGTATGTCACAAGGTCGGTTGATGCTAGGTTGAACATATTATGAAGAGCAAATTGGTACTGAAAATCAAACATTCCACCAAAATTGCCGCCGATAGTGGCTTTTTGTTGAGGTAAGATGTTTGTTATGCTGATGACTCCAGGGGCCACTGGCACATACTTTTTATCCACATCACCTAGCGTTATTGTTAGAACCTTAGCTTTTTCGGATGTTCCCGCCACAGAAACAAATTCACCCTCTTCAAACACGCCATTTACTGTCTGAAAACGAATTGTTCGATTGTCTGTCGATATATCAAACGCAATAGCAGTGGCACCGCTACTATCTCCAGTAAGACCCACCCCACGAATTATATTCGAATTGAACGATGTCTCAAGCCTCAACGCGGATGCAGTAATTTGATGTGTTAAGTAGCACCTCTCCACACCATCAAAATGATAGTCGCGAAAGTACATGAGTGCTTCATCAACCCGGTCTTCAATCTGCTCTTCGTCTATATTGATTTCAATGACCGGTGCGCCAAGTTTTCGTAAGCACCATCGAATAAGATCTGTTCTTCCTAAGTTGTTTGTTGTGCTTGAGTCTTCTGGTATGAGCGGGACAACATCAATAATATAGTTGACCAGCACCACATCATCTACATTTGGTGCCACCGAAAACGTTATGGTTTGTCCCGATATTGTGTAGTCGTTAAGTGTTCCTTGGTTTTGTAGCACGCCGTTCAAGAATAGTTGCTCGGAATTTGGATTTGGTGTGTTTGCAATCAAAAAGTTTCTGTTTGAGCCGTCAATAGAGCCCCCCGGAACTTCTCTGCATATGAAAGATTGTTGTGTGGACATGTGCGTTATCCTTGAGTGCTAAGTAGAAAGTCTTCTGGTTTCTTGATTCTCTCTTCAAAGGAGGCGACAATTTGGTTCTGATTTTGCGTGATCGGACCCAATATTTGAAATTTGTTTGTGTGATGTGCAACAGAACCTAATAGCGCAGAAGTATTGCCATAAAAATCCATTTTGGCTAATGCAACCCGATTTAGTCGTATTTGATTGAGGGTGTCGTTCGAATCTTGCGTGGGGAGTGACTTGTTA